CCTTTCCGCATAAATCCGCGAAATTGAACACGACTAGTAAGAAATCGACACCGGCAGCGAGCGGCGGGCAAAAAATTTTATTAAAATGCCAGGCCTGTCTCTCGATTTTCTGCGGTAAGCGGGAGAGAAAGTTCTGTTCATTCAATTGCAGCGTCGAAGCGAGACGGAATCCGCCGCCAGTGTGTCTCAATTGTTCGAAGGAATTTCGGCCGAAGCATCATCCAAGGCATCGAAGTTACTGTTCGCGGCGATGTAGCTTTCAACACAAAGCGAAACAGAGTGACGCGCCGTTCTGCAAAGTAAATCAATGTGTCTGTAGGGTATGCTCGCAGCCATTTACAAAACGTCTTCCTTCGCAAATCTGCTCTGATGCTTGCCAGACGAAACTGAACCGAGACCAATTCAGGGAAAAATTTAGAGCGGCAGTGAGCCAGAGGCCGCCAAGGGCCTGCCCACAGTGCGGAGTGGAATTTATTGGCAGACACGGCGGAGCGCGATTCTGTTCTTATGCGTGCTCCCGGCGTTATGGTGGGCGTGTCGCCAAGGCTACCAGGCGGGCTAGGGTTCGATCGGCCGTGAAAGGCAGCGTTGATCCCTTTCGTATTTTCGAAAGAGATGGATGGCGCTGTCAAGCATGTCTTATTGAGACACCGAAGTCTCTGAGAGGTACTCGGCTTGATAACGCTCCGGAGCTTGACCATGTAGTTCCACTCGCAAAAGGCGGCGAGCACTCGGAGAAAAACTGCCAGCTGCTTTGCAGGCTCTGCAACATCGACAAGAGCGATTCGCTGGATTGGCGCCCTGAGATTCGCCGTCTGTATAGAGGTTTGAGTGAACGCGCAGGGAAATACGGACTACAGATTTCAAAAGTTCAGGAAGTCGCAGCTCAATTTGCCGCGTCGATGGATGCTGCGCGTTTGAGACTCCGCGCGCTCTCTGAAACATCACGATGAGAGGGCGTAAGCCGAAGCCCACGGCTCAGAAAATCGCTGAGGGCGACGCAGGCAAAAAGGGTGTCCATAAACTCGACCAGAAGCTTGCGTCCGAACCGAAGGCATCGAGAGGTTTGCCGGGCTGCCCGCGGCATCTAAAAGGCCGCGCGCGGTATGCGTGGAATTTCTGGTCAGAAGAACTCGCAGCGATGAAGCTGGATCGCCGTCCAGACGGGCCGATGCTCGAGGGAGCCTGCAGGCAATACGAGAGGGCTGTTGCCGCAGATCTCATTTTGGACCGCGAAGGCATCGTTTTCACGAAACGATTCGTTACTGAATCTGGTGAAGTCGTCGATCTCGAGAAGCGTAAACATCCCGCCGTTGAAATCAGCAACCGATGCTGGCTTATCGTAAAGGCTTTCTGTTCAGAGTTCGGATTATCTCCGGTGAGTCGTACTCGTTTGACGATCGAATCTGTGCCTTCGACTGACGACGACGATCTCATTAGGGCTCTTTCGGCACCGCGGCCGCGCAGCGCAGAAACTCCAGCGATGCTGAACTGATGTTGTGTACGTCAAGTCGAAGGCTGATTTTGCCTGCAATTTCTTCGAAAAAGTTCTCAAGCATTCCGGAGATTTCTACGGAAAGCCCTTCCTTTTGGCTCCGTGGCAAGAAATGACGTTGTCGAAAGTCTTCGGTGAAGTCGACACAGACGGCAACCGCGTCATAGAAATGGTCTATTTGGAAGTCCCGAAGAAGGCCGGAAAGTCTGAGTTTGCCGCCGGCATAATCCTTTTCGTCTTGTTCGTGACGCAAACGCCAGGCTGTCAGATCTACGGCGCCGCCTCGGCGACACGCCAGGCGTTAAACGTCTATCGGGCCGCGGCAACGATGGTGGAACAGAGTTCAGCGCTCAAGCAGCGCCTTAGAGTTCTGCGGAGCACGAATCGAATCGTCAAACGCAGCGATCCGGAAAGCTTCTATGCGGCGATTGCCGCGGACGGAGACCTCGGCGACGGCGTAAACCCCTCCTTCGTCGTCGCCGATGAGGTTCACCGGTGGAAGACACGCAAGCAGCTTGAGAACTGGGATGTGTTGTCTAACGGCGGTATCACGCGTCGACAGACCACGACCGTTGCGATCACGACGGCCGGCGTGCAGACGGAATCCCCATTAGCCTGGCGCCTTCATGAAAAGACCCTGAAGATTAATCGCCGCATCGTTGAGGATCCGAAGTTCTTCGGCCGAATTTGGGGCGCGGAAAAGACCGACGATCCTTCTGCTGTAGCGACCTGGATTAAAGCGAATCCCAGCCTGAAGGAAAACGGCGGATTTCTCGACCTGGAGAAGATCCGGGAAAAGTTTGTCTCGCATTCGAGCGAAGGCGATCTCTCCAGCTTCAAGCGGTACTTCCTCAACATCTGGGATCAAAAGGAAGACCTCGCCATCGATATGGTGAAGTACGAAGCCTGCACGTCCGGATGGAAGGCCGCCGGCATGCTGAAAGACTCCGTGCAGATCACATTGCGCGGCAGACAGATTGAACGCAACGTGCGTCCCCTGCCAGCCGAACTTGTCGCACACTTCATCGATCGCCGCTGCTGGGCTGGCGTCGACTTATCGATGACAACGGACACGAGCTCTGTTGTCTTTCTGTTCGAACGACCAGACGGCGGCTATGACGCGTTGCCGTTCTTCTGGCTGCCGGATCAGAGCTTGAGAAAGATGGAGCTCCGTCTTGGCGTACCGTTACAGCGGTGGGCGGATGAAGGTTTCCTCGAGCTCTCGCCTGGCAATGTCATCGATTACCGCGATATCAAGGCGCGCCTGCAATGGGGCGCGCAGATGTTCCAGCTGCAGAAAATCTGCTGGGATCCCTGGAACTCGCGGCAGATCTCCGTCGAGATGATTGACGAAGGGCACCAGTGCTGCGAAGTCCGCCAGGGCTACGCCACGCTGAGTGAGCCGACGAAGAAAGTCATTGAGCTGATCCAATCCGGAAAGTTTGGCCACGGCGAACACCCGATCATGCGCTGGCATGCCGGCTGCGCCGCGACCGTGACCGACGGCAAGGACAACAAACTCTTCACAAAGCCGGACCGAGACAAAAGCGCCAACCGTATCGATGGTTTGGCCGCGACTGTGAACGCACTCAGTGAAGCTTTAATCGACCTGAATCGACGCACCAAATACACAGGGATCCGGGTTCTCTAAATGATCTTTCCCGAAATACGCCGCTTCCTAAAAGAGTTCACATCGGATAGAGGCGAGCTGCTTTCGCTCAATCTGAAAGGCACGCCGGAAGGTCTGGTCTTCAACAACCTCACCGAGGTGGAGTTTTACCGAAAATATCCGAGCCTGTACGCGAAGCTGGCCGGCGGGATGCCAGCATGGTCCGGGGAGACAGTCAACCTCGATACAGCCCTGAGTCATTCCGTGATATGGGCAGCAAATCGACTGATCTGCGGATGCCTGGGAATGCTGCCGGCCTTCGTTAAGGTGCGCGACGGCGAAGGGAGTCGCGACGCGGTCGAGCATCCGATGTATGAGGCGATGCACGATGAGCCGGATCCGGAGATCTCATCGCAAGGATTTCGCGAGATGCTCACGAGTCACGCGATGTGGACCGGCGATGCTCATGCGAAGATCCTCCGCCGGAGCGGAACGCAGGTGGCGTTCGGCTTGAGCTATCTCCTTCCTGGAAAGTGCACGCAGGATCGCGAGAAGGGCGGCCAAAAACGCCTGGTCTATGTCGTTCACGGAGAATACGGCGCCGCGGATAAAACCTACACCGTCGAGCCGGGCAAACCTCACGACATTTTTCATCTGCGCGGCATCAGCTGGAACGGCGCCCAAGGTTTAAACACGCTCCAATACGCCAGGCAGTCTATCGGCACGGCACTCGCTGCCGAGCGTAGCGTCGGCCAGTTCTGGAAGATGGGCGGCCGCGTTCCCTACCACATCGAGACCGATCGCCTGGACGGCGGCTTTTCGAACGACGCTGAGTTTGATCTCTTTCGCGATGATTGGCGGAAGCGATACTCGGTTCCACACGAGGCGCCGATCCTGCCAAACGGCATGAAGTTGGTAAAGGACGGCATGTCGATGGCTGATGCCCAGACGCTCCAAACGCGGGAATGGACGGTCTCAGAGCTGGCCCGATGGACCGGCGCCAGCCCGCATCTACTTGCCGATCTTTCGCACGGCACATTTTCCAACGTCGAGCACCTCTTTCTGGAATTTAAGACCGTCACGCTGCCGCTGTGGACGCGACGCTGGGAGCAGGATTTCCGAAGGTGCGTGTACACGCCCGAGGAAAAGGCAAAAGGCTTCATGCTCAAGCACAACTTGAATGCCTTCCTCATGGGCGACTTTAAGACACGCATGGAAGGCTACGCCAGCGCGCTGCAGAACGGGCACATGAACATTGACGACGTGATGGCGTTCGAGGATCGCAATCCTCTACCGAACAAGGCCGGCAAGACGCATCACATCCAGCTGAACATGGGAACGGTACCGGGGACAGGCAAGCCGACCGTTACCGAGCAGGCCATCCTGGCTCGCATTGAGAAGGACAAGGCCGCAGCAAAGGCGCCAGCACCGGTGGCAGCGCCATCGACCGGCGAAGAGGACTCCGAGGAGTCGAAATCTCTCCGTGAAGTCCAAGCCACGATTGACGACATCCAGAAGCTTCTAGATCGCTAAAAAACGTCCACGCATAGGAGCAAAACTTTTATGAGAACCAAATCGCGTCTCCGCCTGGAGATCAAAGAGATCAGCGCAGAGGGTACCTTCGAAGGCATTCTCTCGCCCTACGGCAACGTGGACGGCGGCGGCGATGTGGTCGAGCCCGGCGCCTACACCAAAACGCTCAAGGAGCGAGGCTCGAAGGTGCCGTTGTTGTGGCAACACAAGACCGACGTGCCGATCGGCGAGCTCACCCTGGAGGACCGCGACGCCGGACTGTGGGCTAAGGGTCAGTTGATGATGGCCGATCCGATCGCGCAGCGCGCCTACCTCTACATCAAGGCGAAGATCGTTAAAGGTCTCTCCATCGGATTCGAAGCGGTGAAGGACACCGTCGAAAAAGGCGTCCGACACCTGAAGGAGATCAAACTTTACGAAGGCAGCATCGTCACGTTCCCGATGAACGAATTGGCTCTGATTGCTTCCGTCAAGGGTGACAAGGAAGACAAAGGCGACTTCAACGAGGAGCTCACCGAGCGCCAGTTGTCGGATGCCAACTATCAGATGCGTTGCGCCCTGATGACCGCGCTGGATTCTGTTTTCTATTCGAAGCTGACAAAGGACCAGGCGATCACGCTCTCGTCGACAATCATCGAGCAATTTTCCGAGGCGTATCTCTCCTACCTCCCCAGTTACATCGATATGCTGGCCGTTTACTACGGTCCGCTGGAGACCTGGGCAGACAAGGAACACGAAATCAAATCCCGCCTGCTGGAGAAGTCCGGCGCGGAATTCAGCGCTTCGAACGTCGAAAAGATCCGAGGCATCGCAGAGAAGCTGCTCGATGTCCACCAGTCTTTGACCGCACTCGTGGAAGCCAAAGCCGGTTCGTCCACTTTGGAAACCAAAGAAGCCGCGGACACCAAGCCCGAGCCGGTTGACCACTCGGCAGAACTTGCGCCACTCGCACCGACTCTCAACGAGATCCTGGCGCAGTTCTCTCGTTAGTCATTCACTTCACCCACTTTCACAGGAGAAAAACAATGCATCGTATTCAAAGGTACGATCGAAAGCGGTGGTTTGCCGTCCACTGCGGGAGGCAAGTCGTGAATCTCGACCCCGTGCCTCTGCCCGATATCGGCATGGGGCTCGGTATCGTCATGACTGGCTTGCTGATGATGGTTGCCATCGGCGCCATGATTCACATGCTCGGCGCAGAGGCGTCTGCCGGAGTTCTTCTGGCTAATGTTCCTCTGGCTGTCCCGGAAATCAAAGGCCAGCTGGATGCCATCCTCGCCGGCATCAAGGATCAGAAGGCCGAGGTTGATGAAATAAAGAAGCAGTACGGCGAATCCAGTAAAGAGTTCAAGACGGCGATGGAGGCTTTCGCAGCCATCCAGAAGCAGGTCGACGCACTGGACGCCAAGTTGACGGATGCTCATCGCGGCCCTGGCGGAGGACCGAACCTGGTCGAAACCCTCCGAGAAGATGCCCGCCTTCAGGATTGGATCAAAACAAAGCGCGGCACGTGCTTTGTGCAGATCAAGGGCGATCACATTGCCGAACTGATGGAGCGCAAGACGACCATCGATAGCGCGGCCCTGGGTACGGCAACGTCCGGCGTCCTGCAGATCGATCGCACGCCTGGGATCGTGGAGGAAGCCAGGCAAGGTTTGCGGTTGCGTAACGTCATTCGTTCGCGCCCGACCAGCCTGCCCACCATCGACTTCGTGAAGGTGAACTCGGCGCCGTCTGCTGGATCGATCCAGACAGAAGGTAGCGCGAAGTCGGAAAACGCGGTCACCTTCACGACCGGTACGGCGTACGTGAAGACAATCGTTTCCTGGATCCCGATGACTCGTCAGGCGATGGATGACTTCGATGAGTTGATGGGCTACATCCGAAACGCGTTGCCCTACTACGTCAACCTTCGTGAAGAGATCGAGTTCCTGCATGGCGGCGGCGGATCGACCGACATCCTCGGTCTGGTCCCCCAGGCGACGGCGTTCAATACGGCGCTGTTGTCCCTGACGCCTGGCTGGAACAAGTCGGACATGATCAACGCGGCGATCCAGCAAATCGAGATTGCCAACGAGATCGACCCGACGTTTGTTGTTCTTCATCCGACCGACTACTGGCAGATCCTGCGGACGAAGGATGCGAACCGGAACTACATCTTCAACAACAACAACATCGGTATTGATCCCTTCTGGGGATTGACGCCGATCCGTACGAACAAGATGGGATCCGGCAACTTCCTCGTTGGCAGCGGCAACCCTGTCGCTGTTGAAATCCGCGATCGGATGGATATGGAGCTGGCAATCTCGGCGGAGCATGGTGACTTCTTTGTGCAGAACAAGGTTGCCGTGCGCGCGGAGAAACGTGTCGCGTTGCCGACCTATCGGCCAGGCTCGTTCATCTTCGGAAGCTTCACTACCTCCCCGTAGTCGGCGCTTTCGATGCTGCTGGTTTCGGATCGGCCGATGTTTATCCGTGAGGATCTTTATCCCGCGGGTACTCCGTTTGAGACCGATCCGGAGCATGCCGCATTTCTACTCGACGGCGGGTACGCACGACATGCGCGCCCGCCTGAGGTACTTTATGAAACAGAATCACCCGAACAAAATGATGCCCGCCTTCGAGAACAAGGGGTCAGCTGCGTCTGCCTCACGCGAAACCGAAGAGACTGGCTCCCGCAGGCGATCGCCAGCTACATCGCGCAAAGCTACACGCCGCGCGAGCTCCTCATCATCGGCGACGGTGCAGACGTCTGCGATCTCGTCCCGCAACGGCCGGACATCCGACTAATCCAGATTGAAGAAGGCAGAAACATTGGCGACAAGCGGAACTTCGGCGCCTCTCTCGCACGCGGGCGCTACATCGCGCATTGGGATGACGACGACTATTCGGCGCCGGACAGACTTCTTGACCAGGTGGACCGGCTCAAGGCGTCGGGGCTGGCCGTTACTGGCTACTCCCAGGTCGACTTCACCGACGGCGCTCGATGGTGGCGACACACCGCCGATGACGGCTTTGCCGGTGGATCGAGCCTTCTCTACGAGCGCGCATGGTGGGAGCAGCACCAGTTTCCGTTCATTCAGATCGCAGAGGACGCGGCCTTTGTCGAGACTGCGCGGATCCGCGGACAGATCATCACAGCGAAATCGAACGGCATGTTGACGGCAACGATTCACCCGGGAAACACATCCCCACGAAACTTGGACGCGCGATGGGAGCAGCTGCCCGAGTCTGGCGGGCTCTCGGTAATCATCCCGAGCAAGACTGTTGAGAACGCCATCCCGTGCATGACAGAGGTTCGAAGACACGAGCTCGACGCGAAAATAATCATCGTTGATGACGGGATGCGGCCGGACGATTCGTTCCCATCCTACGGATTCGTTATTCCAGGCGAGAAGCCATTTATCTTTTCCCGCAACGTGAACATCGGAATCCGTGCTGCTGGCCGCGACGACGTTCTTATCCTGAACGATGACGCCATTCTCAAAACGCCTGGCGGATTCTCGGTGCTGCAGAAAGCGGCGCAGGAGAATCCCGAACTCGGCGTGATCGCGGCTACGACAAACGTTGTCGGCAATTCGAATCAGCGGAACATGGGCATCGGGCTGCGGGAAGACCCACGGATGGTGTGCTTTGTGGCTGTCCTCATCCCGAGGACGACACTCGACAGGATTGGGTATCTGGACGAGCGGTTCAACTGCTACTCACATCAGGACGATGACTATTGTTACCGCGTCAAGATGGCTGGTCTGAAAATTGGAATCCACGACGGTTGCTACGTCGACCACGGTTCGCTGGTGAGCAGTTTTCGTGGTCCAGGCGGCCGCGCTGAATTGGAAACTGGTAGGCGAATCTTCCACGAAAAGTGGGGCGTGTGGCCGGTATAATTAAGGGCGAGCCGTCACGATGCGCAAACATCGCAACGGCTCTAACCAGCGAATCTGTTGAGGAGATCCGATGGCTGAACAAAAGCCTACCAGAGTTTGCCGCAAGTGCCACACGGCGAAGCCCGTCACTGAATTCACAAAGAATCCGCGCGGAGGCCCGACTCGCGAATGCAAGGTGTGTGCCTACGCACGAGCAAGAGTTTGGGCAGAAAACAATCGCGACAAGGACAAGGCTATCAAGGATCGATATCGCCAGAGCCATCCCGATCGAGACCGCCAATCCAAGCGTGATCATTACGAAAGAAATCGGGCAGTGATTATCGAACGCAGTCGGATTCATAAAGAAGTGAACCGCGCCGCCATAAATGCGAGATACCGAAGTCAGTACTCCGAGGATCGGGCGCCGTTTCTTAGGCGTCAGAATCTGCGATATCTCCGTGACCGAATGGTTGGCGGAACTTTCACGAGGACCGACGTGCTTCGATTGTTCGTTGCCCAGGGTGGAGTCTGCGCCAATCCAAAACTGCCGTGCCGACTTAACAGTGGTGAAGTATCACGCTGACCACGTTATTCCCGTTGCGCGTGGCGGTTCGCACGATCCGTCCAATAGGCAACTGCTTTGCTGGAAATGCAATCACAGCAAGGGCGCAAAGACGAATGAAGAGTGGCTTGGCCTGTGAGCACGATGGAAGAGATCTATCAAGTCCACCTCGAGGAATCGAAGCATCGTCTGCGGCCTCACCTGGTGCGGCCTGCTGCAGACAGTTCGATTCTCCGGAAGGATAAAGACGGCCGCTTGACCGTCACGCTCGCCGAGCTCCTGACGCCCGAGACTGTAGAGACTCTCCGCAGATTGAGGTTGCTCTGGTGAAGCTGCTCCTCAGTCCGCACAACGATGACGAGACGCTTTTCGCTGCCTTCACTATTTTGCGCGAACGGCCGCTGGTCTGTGTGGTGTTTGATTCACATATCCAGGTCGCGCGCGGGGCTACGAACTGCGACTGGATGACGCGCCGGATGGAAACCATCGAGGCGATGAAGATCCTGAATCCCGATAGTGCGCCGGTCTTCCTCGGAATTCGTGATGATAAGTACGGCACGCGCGAAATCGCCGATGCTATCCACGCCCTGGGAGAGTTCGAACAGGTTTACGCGCCCGCGATCGAAGAGGGCGGTCACGCTCAGCACAGCCTGGTCGGCGAGATTGCCGCCAAAGTCTTTACAAACGTGCGGCATTACATGACCTACACGAAGCGTGGCAAGTCCGAAGGCGTGCCAGTCGAATTCAAACCCGAATGGGTTGTGAAGAAACTGCGCGCGCTGGCTTCTTACGAGTCTCAGATCCACCATCCGTCGAATACGGAACACTTTCTTAGAGATCATCGGGAGTGGATGCAGGCGTGAGGCTGGCAGATTTGAGCCCGAGATTTCTTGACGAACATCAAGGCCCACGCGGCGCGGGCGTGTCGTTTAAGTGCCCTTGCGGTTCCGGGCATGAGCGGTTTGTTCCGTTCGATATCGCGCTGGATGGAACAAGGATCGGATATGCCGACCGAGGATGGAAGCGTTCAGGCGACACAGTCGAGACGATCACGTTAGAACCCTCGATCTGGTTTAAGAGCGGTTGCTGCAATTGGCACGGCTTCATTCGCAACGGCGAAATCATCAACGCCTAAAATGAAAAAGGTTTTCATCCAGTGCCTATTCGGCGATCCGTTCCCGTGGACCGAGCAATACTTCGAAAACTTCCGTCGCCTCGAGGAGTCAGGGTGGTACCTGAAAGTTTTCACGCCGAACGCGCTGCCGGCGTCGGGCAACATCGAAGTGATTCCGATGACGCTTTACGAGTACGACGAGCTGGTCAAGGAGCACGTCGGCGTGGATCCAAAGAATTTTATCAACGCGCGCGGCGTGCCGAACAAACTCACATCCGACCACTACCCGGCGCAAGGGTTGATCTTCCAGGACTATCTGAAGGACGCCGCCTATATCGGCATCACGAATTGGGATGTTGCCTACGGCCGCCTGTCGAACTTTCTTCCTGATGACGAGCTCGCCAGGTGGGACATATGGAGCGACGATCCTGCCGGGTTTAACGGCATCTTCACGCTCATGGCAAATGAAGAGCGGGCGCTGAACCTGTTCCGCGATGTCGAAAATTGGAAACACTACTTCACCGTTCATGAGGCATGTGGCTTCGATGAGATCCGATTCAGCGAAGTACTCCGCGCGGCCGGCGCCGATGGGCGGATCGCATGGGGCCATCCGCGACACTTCCCC